CCCCCTCAAATCGCCTAACCAGCACAGCCAGCGGACTCCGCTACGCTGCGCCGCTGCTGTAGTCGTTAGGCTGCTTGTTTAACCTCAGCGTGGAACGCCGCTTTTACGGCATTCAAAATCCTACCAAGGTAGTAATATTCGGGTGTGTTGCACTTGGGCAGGTCCATGTACCAATCATCGCCAAATATTCGCGCCATCTCCTCAGTGGCCATAGCGATTTCCGCATCATTGGTGACGCACAACAATGACCCGTTTTTATGGGCTATATCGTTGACTTCATCAAAGTCGGTTTGCCGGGTGTTCTCCAGCATCTTGCTCAGGATGTAATCGTTCTCGCACCCAAAGAAAAATTGCTGAAGGTTACGATCACCCATTCCCGGCCAGTAACAGGACCACGCTTTTCCGAAGCATTCGATAACGATCTTCCCTTTCCCGATCTCGTAATTTGTCACGTAAACGGTTACGGGGTCCAGCCTATCCAGATCAGTCAAAACGTAGGTTTCAGTGTTTCGTTTTTCAGTCTTCATAGTTCTTTATCCCTCTTTAATTGCAGCCTAACCAGCGCATTCAGCGGATGAACCGCTTATGCTGGTCGTTATATGCTCGTGACATGCTCACCATCATCGGCGGCATCAAAGTGTTTTTCCGGGTGCTCGCTGTGCTCAAATTCCATTAGGCACAAATTAGCAGCATCAACCAAATATTCCAGATTGCCTGTTGTTTCGTAGTTGGAGAGCCTTCTCACGGCGCTGGCAATCCGGGCGTAGTTCCTGTTATCTGTCCGGTCAATTCTTCCGTATCGATAGCGCCCCATCAGTAGCCGGTTACGCATTAATCGCTCAAACTCCGACGACCATTCAGAAGCAAGCAGGCGCTCTTTGGCCTCTGCTTTATCGCCAACCGGATCGGTAACAATCCTAGATGTCAGTCTTGCGCGTATGTGGTCGGTAATTCTTTTCATTTTTCCATATCGCATATAACTAGCACGTTCACACGGAAGCGCTACCGCGATCCGGTGATGCTGTCGTTAGATGCTCCATCCGTTCGCAACACACAAAGCATCATTCAACTGCTGAATAAGGCTCTTATCATCAGAATCCGGTAAATCAATTACCCCGCACCCCTCGACATGAATGCGCCACAGTGTAACCCACGCCGATCCATTCTCCATGCATAAATCAATCTCATATCCATCTGGCAAGTGCCGGCATACAGAGTTAACCGCGTCATCTAGCGAGATCGCATCTAACAAGCGCGTAGAGTTCGACGCTGTGCTATCTTCCGGCCCCGGTGTTGTTGTCTGCTCTGGCATTCTCTCAATCCTATTAGGTGTGTTCTGTTCGTGTTAAAACCTAACCAGCAATGCCAGCCGATCTGTCTCTATCCGCTCTGCGCTCCTCGATCCAGGCGTCAACCTCTGACTGTATCCACCCGGCACGGCGACCAAACAGAGTGATCGACCCAGGAAACTTCCCGGCTTTAATCCGGCTATAGATTGTCGATTTGCACATCGATGTTTTAGCAACAACATCGTTGATCGATAGAATCACTGCTCCAGACATCTGGATATCCTCTTTGGGTTAAATGGTTTCGCAGCTTTCGCGCATGTCATCGATAAGACAGCGAAGCGTATCGCCAGCGCTGTACAGGACATCGGCGCAGAAGTTTTGCTCCATGGCTTTTGCGGCCGCTTCAATAACAACTGCTTGATCCATAAGTTCATCAGCAAGCACCAACACCTTTTCTTTATCCGGTCTCAGCGCCTCCTGTCTGACCGCCCTTGCCTTGTCTGCCTCCTCCTTGGCAATGCGGTCGCGCTCTGCCTGTTCGGCCGCTTCTGCGGCAACACGGGCAGCCTCGATCCTGGCCGTTTCCGCTTCCTCAGCTTCCAGAGCTGCATCAGCCTGAGCCTGCTTCTCGTCGTCGATGGCTTTCTGCTGGGCGTCGAGCCTGGCTTGCTGAGCCGCCATTTCATCCTGTTGTTTTTTCATCGCTGCCGCCTGCTTCTCCTGCTCCTCTTTTAGTTCCGCTGCTTTCGCAGCTTGTTCTGCGGCAATCTCTGCCTGCTGCCTGGCGATCTCCTGCCGCTGTTCCTCAAGCGCTTTGGCTTCCGCCTCCTGCTCAGCTTTTATGCGGGCGTTTTCTTCTGCTCGCTCTCGCTCTTCGTGTTCTCTTGCGATGGCAGTGGTCAGGGTTTCGTTCAGTGATGCCAGTGCGAGACGCTGCATTTCTGCTGCTTCATCCGCGAATTCATGGAAATCATCAGGGTCAACCGCGATACACTCCATTTTCCTGATTGCATCACGGAGTTCATCGATTGATGCAGAATGGTGAATTACAGACGGACCGAAGTTTTCCATCATCAGCGCTCGAATATCATCAATCCTTGATTTCTCTTTAGCTTCCGCCTCGGCTTTTTCTGCGGCTATCCTCGCATCCTCGGCCAGCTTCAGCTCCTTGAGAGGCTCCTCGATGGCGACGATCTCAGCGGTGATCCGTTTGGCCTCGCTATTACGGGCTTCGATCCTGGCGCGATCATCTGAGTTCAGATGTAGCCGCAGCTTGTCCAGGCTTGTGCGGTGCTTTCGCAGCACGCCGATACCGGAAAGCACGTATTTATAGTCCGCCTTGGTGGCGATCTTTTTGACCTTTCCGTATCGGGAGCGAAGCTCTGCCAGGGCGGCATCGGTCACGCCGATCCTGGCAATCTCATTCTGAAAATCGGCTGCTGGCATTACCTCGCCGGTTATAGCTTCGTCGGCCACTGCGATGTTCTGTGCGTTTTCCATGTTTCTCTCCTTCGTTGCAAGTAGTGCCCCGTTGTCTGAACAGATATGCAGCACGGGGCCACACTGCGCCAACACTTGTGCTGTGTATGTTTATACGTTGTGCGGCACAAGTCTCCTACCGTTATTATCATCATCAGCAATTTGAACGCCGGGGACATAAGTTAACGCTTCTGCTACCGCGTATGTGCCGTCTATGTTTCGTTGTTGGGTTGTAACCTGTACCACGCATCCATGTTCAACCTCCATGGCTTTAGTGCTTTTCATCCATCCTTCGCTTTCGCTCGACGCTTTGCAAAGGAGGCGAAACATATCGCCGTTGCCGACGATCTTAATGTCCTTTACGTTCTTGCGTGCGCCTGAAACGTCAGAGTTGTGTAGAGTCTTATTCATGTTCATCTCCATTAAATTAAATTAAATTTGTTGCCGATCTTTCCTGACTATTGTTGTTACTGCGCCAACACCAAGCCGTGGTGATTTATGATTTAGCCGAAATTCAATAGATCCATCATCTGATTAGCCGCAGAAACAGGATCAGCGATCTTTCCGCCCGCCAGTTCCCTGACGAAATCCTCCAACTTTTCTGCGTGATCGAATAGATCGTAAAATGCGGCGGCTTTAACCGGCTCATCAGTTAGGCTCAGTTCCTTGCTGACCGCGATATCGTTCTCGAAATGTATAACCGTGCCCATCGTCTGTTACCCCTCGATTTCCTGCCGCTTCTCAACCGCCAGTTTGCGTGCTGCGGCCTGGTCCTTCTTCGCCAGCAACTGGATCATGTCGCACGCTTCGTCCAGCTGTGGCGGGCTTGTTGCAGTGGTGATCAGTCGGGTGACTTCATCCAGTGTTGGCGCGGATTCGTCTGCTGACTCTTCACCAGCAAGCGTTACTTCTCCGGTTTCGGTGTCAACGACTTCAGCCGCTGCCGGCTTCTTTGCCGGCTTAAATTGATCGGCTTTCTTAATGTACGCATCCCTCACGGCGGCCTGTATCTCTTCCTCTGCAGACTTCAGTTGATTACCAATGGTCTTCAGTCGATTCATGTTCTGGGCGCCATCTATCGCGTTCAGGAAGTTATCAATGCGGCTTTTCAGCGACTCGGCTTTAACGGCTTCCTCCTGGTCTGTCGACTCCATCAATTCATCAACCGAAACGACGGACGACTCAGATGTTATGTCGCGCTCTTGCGTTGCTGACTCGAATTCATCTGTGAAAACAGCGCCGCCAAGCACATCGGGAAAGTGGCGCCTGGCAATCTTTCTTATGGCCGAATAGGTTATTTGCTGCTGCGGATCGTTCGCCCAATTGGTTGAGTTTCTCGGGTGACATCCGGTCAGTAACACCTTGAGTCTGCGAGGCTCATCCTCTCCAATTATGTGGACGATCACTTCAACCCCTACACCGATCTCATCTTCTGGCTTCCATCCGGGCGCGTTGTATTTACTCCCCTTGCTAGATGTTTTCTGAATAATGTTTCCCTGTATTTTTTCCCAGTTGCCGAAAAACACATACTCAGGCCGTTTTTTCAGTGGTGCGTTTTGCGTGATCACCGCATTATGAGCCTTGGCGCCGTAAGCGATCATGGCGCCGTCTTGAACCTGGTAGGCGTCCTGAGCGAGAAAGAACGGCGACAGGCGCCACTGGTACGCTTGCATCGCAACTGCGGTACAGTCGCCTTCGTTTTTGCGCAGGAACTTAGGCACAGCTGAGTTTGCCTTTGCCAACATGCCAGCAACAGCCTGGATTTTCTCGAAGTTCTCAAAAATACTGAGCTGGCCTTCCGTTGACTGCTGTACTGTTTTTAATTCTGTGCTCATGGTTTCTCTCCGTTAAAATGCGTATTTCGGTAGTGTTGCGCGTAGATTGTTTGGCAATCCTTCCCATTTGCCGGTGACCAGGCACTCGGCGAGCCGCAGCTTGAACTCCTGGTATATGCTCCATCCTCTTTCAGCCGAATAATCGTCAAGCCCGTACACGGCACAAAGAAAAGGCGGGGTTTTTTCAATTGCGATGAACAGGAACGGATGGTGCTCTCCGGTTACCTGCTGGATGCCGTCCGTATACATGGCGGCTGACACGTGATAACCCATGCGATAGGCCGACCGCAGGAACTCGGCTTCCCGTGCGTCCTGGGTCGATTTCAGATCAGAGCAAAACCGGCCCAGGTAATCGGGCCGGCAGCGCAGGTAAAGCCCGGTCTCTTCGTCCTGCCAATATATTGATTGCTCTGCTTTGCCTCCGGTCAACAATTTAGCTGCCATTGGGTTACGCATGACGGACTCCGCCATCATTGATATTTTGGTGATCTCCTCTGGCGTTACCATGCTTTTACCGCTGAGCTGCTCAAACAGTCCGTTCCATTCGGCCGCTTTGTGGCTTGTGATGTGATCACCGTCCGCTCCGTGCTCATAAAACCAGGCTGCCCACTCTTCTTTGTCCGCCTTGCTTCGCCTGGCGCAATCTATCCCGGTCAGGAATTCAGACTCGAAATCGGCGCGTTCCAGCACGAATTTATGAATAGCTGACCCCATCCGGTAGCACTCCTTGTATTCCTGGGGCGCGTCCATTTCATAGCGAGCAAGCGCGGGGATCTCCATCATTTTGACGATGGACGATGAGTAGGACGGATCTTCGTCTGGTTTAGGTGGAGCGTGATATTCGGCGTTTGATATGTTGTCGAAAATGCCTATTTTGCGCTCTGGTAATTGTTCAGCTGATAGCATTGTAATCTCCCGCTTTTTTTCAGTCAGCTTGATGCCGCAAAAATGCAGGCCTGTTTTTTTCAATCAGGAAATGAATCTTGCGGTCCATAACCTGATCATCGATCTGGCGTTGAATCTGTTTTCTGATGTGCTGCCACAGCCTAATTTCGAGCGCTCTGTCCATCTCCCGCGGCATCAACCGCCACAGCATTGCGTTCTGGTGCTCAGTAAATCCCTCCAACTCGACACCCTCCACCACGACCTGGGCATCCATGCCGGTTGCCGGGTCGGATTCCTCATGGTCAAAATGGACGGTTAATGTAAGTTCCATTGTTCGTGCTGTCATGACCTCATCTCCTTTAACTTGTGCTCGACCCACTGCATGCCCTTGTGCAGCGAGGTTGCGTTTGCGGCTTCCTGGATGTCGAGACCGGCAGGGTAGGTGGCGCCAAACGCCAGCTCCCAGAGAGCCCGGACCTCTGTTTCGGTCGCTTTCAACCGAATGCCTTAACTAGCAGGAAGACGACCAGGCAGACAGCCAGGAAACCGAGTTCCAGCTTTATGATTTCCGTGAAGTCGTAAGGGTCGCGCTCATCGTCGTCGCCCGTAGGTCTGTACGGTGGCGCGTAATCAATTGGCTGATGCAGGTCTTCGTGTTTGCTGTTGTCCATGTCGATGCATCCTGGTGCGGGGTTGGTTGTTTGGCGTTAGGCAAACAATAGCGTAACGCTAACGGTTAAGTCAATAGCGTAACGCTAATAATTTTTACTGAAGGAAATAAAAAACCCGCACAAGGCGGGCTTCAATGAGATCAGAGGAGTGTGTTGGTCAGGGAATCAGTATTAGTTGCATTTCGCTTTGCCCAGGATTACCCAATCATTCTTGAGCTTTATTTTAACAATATCGACAACATGAATGGCTGTTGGGGTGGTTATGCCGTAGTCAGAGATCACCTCGCAAACATAGGAGGCGTACCCGTTCCGTGAAGTCATGTCGTCAATCACCCCAACTTTCAGTAGCGAATCGCTCGACCAGAAGGCGTCTTTCGAGATGGAGTCCTCAGACTGAAAATAATCAACTACGGACTTCTTGATATCATCGTCGATGCTGGAGGTTGCATGTTCCGGTCCGGTATCAGGTGAATCGAAAAGAATCAGCAGCGACCCGAGCGCAAAAAGCGAAAGAAAAACAATGATTACCTTTTTCATTATTTCTGACCTATACCTTCTCAAACTTCCCGATCACCTTTCCGATAACATGAAATTCTTCAGTAATCACCAGGTACTGAGGATTTAGCGGCTTTAAGAATTTACGCCCGGCATCTTCGATAAAAACCTTAAAGGTTACCGTGTCGTCTCCGTTGTGCTTCGCAATCACGCAGTCACTGGACTTGACTCCGCTCACTTGGTCCGGATCGACATATATTGTGCAGCCATGAGGGAAGGTTCTCCCGTAGCTCGCCGTCATGGAGTCACCGTCTACCGTAAGAGCGTAGGTGTGTGGTCCATGTGCCGCTGGGCAGGTAATCCAGTCCTCAGCATCACCAGGCTGGAAGTTGTCGATAGCCTCCGCCCAGGCGCCCGCCTGGACAAACGATATCAATGGCACTTTATCGGTTTTCCCAAGGACCGGTGAAACGTTAACATGGGCGAAGTTATCTTTTAATTGATCTCCTAACAGCCAGTTCAAATCGACTCCAAGCAGTTTTGCTAGTCGAGGCAGCTTTGTTTTTGATACTCGTCCCGTTTTAAACCACTGCCCTACCGCTTGCGGAGAGATATCAAAAGATACCGCGAGTTCCGCTTTAGTTACGTCAGAATTATTGATCGCCATATTTAACCGGCGCCTAACGCTATCTGTTTCGCTTTCAGAATCAATCATAACCTTATTCTCTGCCGCCGTGAGCGATGCGGGAAGCAATTGATGATTGACTGATGTAAAGTAATGCTTTATGTTTGGTATCATGAACATTGTAGAGACCATAGCAAGCGAACTTGGCGGACAGCGGAAGCTGGCCGATTACCTTGGAGTAAAACCTCAAGCCGTTACCCAATGGATTAGGAGCGGCCGGTTTCCTCCTGAGAGAGCAATTCAGATGGAGCGCAAATCTGAGGGCCAGTACAAGGCCGTGGATTTGCTTCCGGAATCTAAAGCGGTTGCCTGATCACAGCATGGCATCGACCCAAAAAACCACCAGCCATGAAACCCCATGAAGGGCCATGACAGATGAATTCA